GCGCCGGAAGCTTCTCCCAATTCGCGGGGTATTTGAGACCCGCGTTCTGTGCGTCGATCGCCTTGGTCTGCGCAAGCTGGGTCTTCCGGTCGGTCTGCCCCTCGTTGAACTCCGTCTGCTCGCGTTCGCCCTTCTGCGCTTCCAGTTGCATCCGCGCGGCGGCCTGCTGCGCGAGGGCCTGCTGGTAGGCGTCCTGGCGGCGTTGACGCTCGTCTTCTTTTTGTGTCTGACGTTTCGCCTCAAGTCCAGACATAAACGAGCCTGCGGCTGACAGCCCAGCGTCAAGCGGATTCGGGATTTCGTACGGAGGCACTAGGTCTGGACTCCGTAGTTGGAGCTCTCCGTTTGCAAGCCCCCGCTCTGGGGCGTTCCGGATGCTGCTGCCTGTTGCGCGGCCGTTGCAGCGGTCGTCGGAGAGGCTGCGGCCGCCGATGTCACGGGGTTGTACGCCGCAATCCCACCTGCTAACGCGTTCGCACCGCCAGTGTTCGTGGGCACCCCGTAGGCGTTCGCACCTTGGGCCGCGATGCTCGACGCGCCGGTCTGCTGGTTGCTCGTGACGCCCCCGTACTGCCCGGCTTGCGTCGTGCTCTGCCCGTTGAGCAGGGCCATGAGAGCGGCGATCTGCGCGTTGTAGGTCCCCGTGTTCGCCTGATTGGTCGCGTTGATCGTATTCACGTTCCCCGCGTTGGATGTGTTGGCGATCCCGGCGTTAGTGAGGTTGGTGTTCTGCTGCACGCCTTGGTTGGCGAGCGCAGCGTTCTGCGTGTTCGCCGTCCCGGTGTTCGCCGCAGACAGCAGGTTGTTTTGGCTGTTCTGGACCTCGTTTGCAAGCGACGGCGCGAAGCCCGCCGCCTGGGACTGCGCCAACTGGTCGCCGGCAAGCGTCGAAGGCCCGCCCACGATCCCGGCGTCCGCGAGTTGCTGTTGGAGCAAATTGTCTTGCTGTTGAATCCCGGGAGCCGCGCCTTGCATCGTGAGCTGCTCCGCCGCCGCCGGGGAGAGGGCGGACAGCAAGGCTGGATCGACGTTACTCGTACTGAGTTGCGACCCCGTGATGTTCGCAGCCGGCGTCGCGTAGGTCGGCGTCTGCAACGTCGGGGTGGGCAAGTACGCAGGCTGCGCAAGCGCGTTGACGAGGTTCTGATTGGGCTGCGGGTTGAGTTGGTTATAGTCCGCCTGCGCGCTCGTGAAGCTCGTCGGGTTCAGGCCGCTTTGCTCGTCGCCGACGCCAAGGGACGCATTGCTTTCATCCCATTGGCCGGTACTTGGATCGTACCCAATACTAAGTGCGGCGTTGAGAGGATCGCTCGCGCTCTCCCAGGGCGAGCCGGGGCCTTGCGGGTTCCAGTCAAGCGTTTGCCCCGCGATGGGTTGCGGCAGCCCGGGCGCCTGCGGAGCCGTTGTCGGGGTCGGCGCGAAGCTCGATGCCATGCCCTAGTGCTGCCCGTAGATGTGCTGTAACAGGGCTTGTGGGTTCTGCATCGGCTGCGCGATCTGCGGGCTTTGCGGAAGCTGCATCCCCGGGGGACGCTGCCCCCCGGGCTGGCCGCCCTGTCTGCCCGCCATCGCGGCTTTGAGCGCCGCGAGCAGTTGGGGCGGAATCTGTCCCTGCGCTTGCCCCCCTTGCGCCCCGGGCGGCGCGGGGCCGCCTGCCTGCCCCTGGCCTGCGGGAGCGGCGGTCGGCGCGGGAGCTTGCATCGAGGGGGCGCCTTGCCCGGAGACCGCGCCCGGCGCGCTCGGCGCCTGCATCTTGTAGAACGGGTTCTGGGACCAGTAGTTGTTGAGCGCTCCCGTCGCCGTCGCGCCTGCTCCCACATTGCGGGCCAGGCCGATGTTCTGGGCGTTTTGGGCGTTCTGGGCAGCACCCTTGGCCGCGATGTTCCCGGTGACGGCGCCGAGCCCGGCGGAGACTAGTGGGCCAATCCAACTCATACGCTCATCCTATCAGAAGCCCAAGGGGAACGCTCGCGCGCGTCGTACTGTAGCCTGTGCGTGGGGCTCGTCATATTACGGCGGGCCTTTTTCATTCCTAGAATAACCACAAAGTGTACGTCCCCGAGACGCTCGCACGCAGCACCACTTGGCTCACGCTCCAATCGGCGCCCGAGTTGGAACCGTCCGTCACGACTCCGCCTCCGACCGGCACCCTGACCGTGTGGTAGCCGACGGGAACGCGGCCTAAGCCGTGCGCGATGATCTTGTCGACCCCCGCCACAAAGGCAATGACCAAGAGCTGCCCATGCCCGTCGCGCATGCCGTTCTTGACCACAGACCGCTGGTGAACGGTTTGGATCGAGCGCGTTGACGCAAGGCCGCCGGCACTCATGACGACGACTCGTAGGTGCCGGAGAAAATAATCGTCTTCCCGCTCAACGTCGCATTCGTGACGTTGGTGTACGCCGGTAAGGCAACGGGGAAAAACGTCCCGCTTGATATGCTCATAAGGTCAACGGTGGCGCCGCCGATGACGCCCATGCTGACAAGCTGATTTATTCCCGACGCTGCGAAAAGCGGCGTGAGCGAAGCGTTCGCCGCGCTTGCCGTCACGGGATAGGAAAGCTGCGCCTGGACGAAGACGAGGCGCCCGATTTTCACGTAGCTCCCTGTAACCCCCGTAAACACAAGGCTCGCGCCGCTTGCGTCCGTCGGGGTCCAGGTTCCCACTTCGTAGTCGTTGAGACTTGCGGGCGTCCCGCCGCCGGGGGCGTAGCCGAAGTACAGCCCCCCGTTTGCGCCGGATGTGGTGAGCGTGAAGTTCCCCGCGTGCGAGGTGCCGTAGTCCAGCGTCCCGTTTCCGGTGCTGCTCCCTAAATCCAGCACGCCCTTGGATGTGCCGGTCGTTGACGTGAGGTACCCCGGAGCGATAGCGGGAGACGTCGCCGTGCCCGTGCCCGCCGTGATCGCGCCGATCGCCGTGATCGCCGTCGCGGCAAACGGCACGCTGCTCGTGAGCACGCCCACTGCGGTGACCCCGTAGTCCAGCGTCCCGCTTGACGCGCTGCCCCCTAGGACGAGCGCCCCCGTGGTCGTTGAGCGCGTTCCCGAGAGGTCCCCGGAGCTGGTCGTCGGGGCCGTCCCCGACAAGGTCTCCGCCTTGAGCGACCCGTAGACGAACGTCGGGTTCCCCAGGGTGATCGCCCCCGCGTTGGAGGCCCCATAATCCACAATCCCCGTCGACGAACTGCCCCCTAGCCGCAGGACCCCGATCGACGCCGTCTGCGAGGCGACGAGATCGCCGGGGTTAAACGCCGGGGCCGTCGCCGAGCCCGCGACGATCGCCCCCACGGCGCTGATCCCCGCCGGGAACGTGTAGGTGAGGCTGCCCCCAAACGCCGCTTGCGGAGCCGTCGCGGGGATGACCTGCGAGGCGTAGATGCCCGCAGAGCCGAGGTTGGTATGGTCGATATTATTGATGCAAGAAATTTCATTGGCAGGATTAGCGTTTAAGTTGGTAGCGGTCAAAGTTTGGCCGGTCGCGAAAACAAAGGCTTGACTGCACGTTACCGCCTGGGCGGGCTTGGCGGCACCAAGGCACCCGAGGGCAAAGAGACCGGCGTAGAGATGCTGCTTTTTCATGGCGCCCCGATCGAACCCACGTTCTGGATGTTTAAGGTGACCACATAGCCTAGTATAGTCCATGCGTAGATCGAGGTCTCGGTAAACCCGACTTGCACGATCTTCCCTTGGCCCGGCGCCTGCGTATACGCCGATGCCACCTGATAGACGGCGGCGTTGGGAGGCAAGCCGATGACCGCCGTGCCGACGACGGCAGTCCCGACCACGGCGCTTCCTCCCGTCGCCGGGGTCGCAAGGGTCGTCACACTACTGGCGAGCAAGCCGATGAGGTCAAAGACGGTGTAGACGTTGAACGTGAGCACTTCGCCGTTGACGGGGTTGAGGATCGACACCAGCAACCGGACATTATCGACTTGCTTGGTGCTAATCGCCGCGCGGTCGCCCCACACGTCGGTCATCATGTCCGCTTTGCCCGCGATCTGGGTCGCGATCGGCGCTCCGAAGTCGGCGTAGACGCCTTGCGCGGGGAAGTTCCCGACGCGGTCTTGGCTGCCGTCGCACCAGGCGATCGTGCCGTTGTCCAGCGGCCCCCGCAGAGGGGCTGCGCCGTTGACGTTCATCCCGGCGATTTGCCCCGCCGTCGGGCGGCCTGCGCTGTCGAGCTTGCTCCAATCAAAGAACATGCCGATCGTCGGATAGCCGGCGGGGGTCGTCGTGCCCGCGCCGTTGTCGTAGAAGAGCAGATAGCGCTGCCCGTTGCGCACGCCCACCGCCGTGCTGCGCACGACGATGTCGGGGACAACCCCGATCGTGCCGTCAAAGAACGTCGGGACCGCGTCGGAAATACGATTGACCACCGTGCCGTCGGTCATGTAGACGCCGTCAATCCCCAGGAAGCACACGAAGGTGTCGAACGCGACGATGCTGCGAGGAGCGACGCACCCCGTACTTGCCGACACCAACGTCACGGCCCACACCAAGTCCCCGAACAGCCCGACTTGCTGCAACGCGTACACCGCGCCTTGCTTGAAGACGAGCATGATGTTCTGAAACCGCTTGATGCCCGTGATCGAGCCGCCGTTGACCCCGTCGTTGCGCCCGACTAAGTAGGGGATATACGTTGGGTTGTAGTTGATATTCGCGGTTGTGGTGATCGCGTTCGCGGTGAAGCTTTCAGGCTGGAACGGATCGGAAATATACACCGCCGTCGGGGCGGTGGGGTCGTTGGCGTAGAAGAGCGAGGAGAAGAGCGTATCGACATACAGCGGGGTGATAAGGGCGCTGCCGGTTTGGTTGTTGGGGGCGAGGGCGGCGATAAGCGCGCCTGATCCCGGGCCTTTCCAGATGCGCGGGAAGTCCACGCCGTCCACGATGAAGGTGCAATCCGACGTCTGCAACGGATCGTAGAGGTCCGTCGTGTGCATGATCCCGCCCGTGGCGATCGTGCCGATATTGTTCCAGGCCATATCCGTCGTCTTCGCCTGATAGATGATGTTATTGCTCTGCACGAGGATGCTCGTCACGCCCGCGAACTGCGCGGTGGAAAGCGTCTGCCCGACGGCCCCCGATCCCGTGGCCCCCGACACCGTGATGAGGGGCACGTTCCCGGGCCGCTTGGAGATCGCGTTGTTGGTGATGAGCCACACGTTGATGCTCGTCGCGAGTTGGTTGCGATCCAACGCATGCGGGTCTTTCTGGGTGTTCAGGCCGCCGGATAAATCAGGATACAGCACCCATTGCGGAGATTCGGGCATCTCCGCGTTCATGGTCCCCGAGCCTGAATAGAACTCGAAGGGGGCGGACGCGGGCGCCAAGGACGGCGGCTTGAAACTCATCCCACACCGACGCCGCTACCGCTCAGGCCCCCGATGCTGCCCAAGGTCCCCACGCCGATCCACTTCTCCTGGAAGCGCTGCGAGTCGCCCGAGCTTGTCTTGCGATACTCGGTACGAATGCGCTCCAACTCTTGCATGTAGAGCTGCATGTACGCCATGCTTGCCCCGGCTTGGCGTTCCCGCATCCACAAGCGCGACAGGGCCCAGAAGACGATCGCCTCGCAGCAGTCGTCGGGCACGACCGGAGAATCGGTCTCGTTGACCAGGGTCGGGACGAAGTCCGCGCCCGCCGTAGGAAGAGCGCAGTAGTCCATAAGAACGCCGTCCCCGCTTTGCGCCGGAGCCGAAAATACCGCAAGGAACTGTCGGTTCGGCGTGACGGCTGCCTTGCCCGGCTGCGTCGCATAGGAGAACGGCGTGAGGAACCCTTTGTCGGTGTAGCGTTGAAACTCATTCCACCCGATCAAGTCCCCGCCGGGGATGTACTCTTGCTGATAGAGCAACATCTGGGGCGCGTAGTAGAAGCGACGCACTTGGCGCACGGTCGGGTACACGATCCCGCGCAGCACCTCGGTTGAGGCATGCGGGAAGTTCAACTGGAACAGCGTGATGTTCGGGGCGGCGACCTTGGTGACGAAGGCCACTTCTTGGGTCGCGTTCCCCGGGTTGATGAGCAGCCCGCTGCCTTGCACGATCCCCGTGAGCGAGGGCGGGGTCACGACGATCTGGCTCCCCGGGGTGGTCGTGGCGCCTAACGTCGTCGGGGCGGCGGTGATCGTGGCGATCGGAGCGATGGGATAATAGGCTTGCAACGCAATGCTCGGGAACGCCGCGCGGACAAGGTACAGGTCCCAATCGCACATATCCGACATGAGCCGGATGTAGCCCCGATTGATGTAGTTATCGACGATCCCTTGCGCATATTGCGCGTTGGTTAGCGCGGACCACGTAGGAGCAAGTGGGAAGTTGGAGCCTGGTTGCTGGAGCTCTGAAAGGCAGATATTCTCCATTTGCTGAAGTTGCATACTAGGATGCCCCAGCGCCTAAACCAAGGTGACGGTGAGCGGCCCTGCCGTGGCGGCGCTAAAGGACACGGTCACCCGGCCCTTGCTGGGCGGGAATTGGAGGTCGACGATCGCGTTGACGGCAAGCGCAACGGCAGTGAAGAACGCAACCCCGGTGTCGGGATCGGTAAAGATCACGTTCACCCCGGTTTGCACCGTGGCGCCGTTGATGATGCGGCACACCCGCCCGACTTGGGTGAGGACGATCGACACGGTCTGCCCGGTCGGAATAGCCAGGTAGTACGCCCCGCCTGAGCTGGTGAGGAGGGTCGAATCGCCGCCCGGGAAGGCCGGCATTTAGTCCGCCTCCGGGCTTGCTCCGCGAGGAGAGCCGCCGACGCGGAGGTTGCGGATGAAGGCGCCCTTGTCTGCCGTGGGCGCAGGGCAATCGCTCTTCTGCGGCGGGTCCGAACGCTCGGTGATGCGTTGGGTTCCCAGCACGATGTGCGGCATAGTCGCCGCATCTTGCTTGTGGTCTCCGCCGTCATCCCTACGCGACATGCTGATCCGCCTTTACAAAGTGTCCTTTGGCGTCCCGAGTTCGGGTTTCGGCCGCTTCTTTGGCGCGACGCGCGTCGATGAAGGCTTGGAGATCGGAGAGAGTAAAGCCCGCAAGCGCCGCAACGTCGGGCTTGGCTTGCGCTCCGGTGACCTCGGGATGGGTTGGGTCACAGTCATCCTCCCAGGCGAACCACTCCCACGGCCGGAAGGGCGCGCCCTTGATCTTGCCGCGTTGATCGACGGCCTCAATCCGCACCCGAGGCACCCGAGGCGGGCCGATGATCGTCAAGTCGAAATCGTTCTCGCCTTTGCGGCAGTGGGTCGTCCCATTGAGTGCGAGCCTAGGACGACGCCAATCGCCCCACAAGAAGGCGACACGCTTGCGTTCCTCGCCGAAGGTCCAGCGCGGATCGGTTTCCGGGGCGGCGGACTTGGGGATGCGCTCGTGCCCGAAGAGCAACCGCGCGGTTTCTCGCGAGAGAATCCCGCTGTCGCGTTCGGGGTCGCCGAAGACCAGGATCACGTCGTTGGGCTTGCCCGGCTTGTACTTGGGCCGCTGCCGGGGGAATATCCCCATGTGCGCGCCCCCGTCGACAAGCTCGTCCAAGCCCCCCGGCACGTCGCCTTCGGCTACTGCTCCCGATATCACCTGAGCGTCTTCAAACCCGTGTCGCAAGACCACGGGGATCTCGCTACCGTCCTTGTTCTTCCCGTAGGATGCTTCCAAGGTGACCAGCACCTGCGTCTGCGCCATCACATGATATTCATGTCTGCGAGCACGGCCGCGACGAGGATGCCCGAAGCCGGAGCCACGAGCAAGGGAGAGGTCGAAACGCTATTGATGCCCTGGACGGGTTCGCCCGCCGCATGGCTGTTGGCGATCGTCGCCGTAATCGAGGGGTTCACGCCGCCCGCGAGGGTCGCCGCGCCCGAGACGAACGTGAAGCCGCCGGCTCCCGTCACGGTTGCCGTCACCGGGATGAGGTTGTACGCGGCGGCCGGAGTCAACGCGTTTGCCACCAAGGTCCCCACGCCCGCCGAGTTGGTAACGGGCTGGAGAAACGGGATGAAGAAGTTGGAGCCTAAGAGGACTGCGGCCGAGGCGTTGATCGCGGCAACGATCGCATTCATGCCCGTCGTCGCCGTGTTGGCGGCCGTCAGGTTGACGGTGATCGTCACGGCCGGGAACGCCGACGTTCCGCCGCCGATGACCAGCGTCACGGTGTTGATGCCGGGGGTTCCGGCGAGGGTGATCGTCTGTTGCGCGAGCACGCCTTGGGTGACGGCGGACGGGGTGACCGTCTCTTGATTGCCGCCCGAGGCCGCGCTGCCTTGCCCGATCGTCACGGGCGTCGATGTCGTGATGCCGACCACCCCTTGGGCGATCGGGAAGTTGGATGTCAGGGGGATGACGACCCCGGTCCCGGGCGCCACGGCCGAGAAGACGGTCGTGTTGATCGGGTAGGCGATGACGCGCCCGACGGTGATGCCGGCGGTGAAGGCGCCCTGCACGGCATAGACGCTGGAGGTCTGCGTGTTGAGGTACTGCCCGATGCTAATGGTCGAGCCGCCTGCGGCAACCCCGCACAGGACCCAGCCGATGCCTTCCTTGCGCAAGATCACCCGCGCGTTGGTCTGCACCGAACCCAAGGGCGAGGCGATCGGCCCGAAGGACGAGACGCCGCCTTGCAACTGCGCCGCAACGAGTGGCCCTTGGTAGGGACCCTGATACGGCCCGAGCACGTTGCCCAGCGCCACGGCGGAGGTTGGAAGCTGCACGCGGTCGGGAGCGCCGACGGGGAACGTCGTCGCAGGGCCCGCGTTGGTGGGAACCGTCGGCAGCGAGCCTTGCGTCCCGACGGACACGAGCTGCGAGAGATCGCGCGCGAAGGGAAGCCCCGTGGGAATGGGGCCAAAGCCCGGGATGCCGCCTGGAGCCAGCGGGAACACCGCCTCCATATCGACATAATCACCCGCTGCGTTGAGGCCGTCGACTTGAATGCCGGGAGTTTTCGTAATCACTACTTCTCACCACGGTCCATGAAAAAGCTCGTCATGACATTGTTTGCCGTCGGCAGCTTGCCGCGCCCCAAGGGTTCGCTCCCCACGGCGTGCGTGTTGCCGCGAAGGCCCGGATCGGGCGGCACGCCGGTGATGTTGTTGGAGAACCCCTCCGGCGCGAAGGTGAAGCCGCTCTTGGTCGAGTGGAACGGCGCGTCGGGGCTGCGCGGCACTTTGTCCCCGGTGGCGTAGGTGTAGTCTCTGTCTTTCGCCATGTTACGCTCCTTGAATCCAAACTTGGAAACTGGTACTCGGCTTTAATCCCACGAGGTTCGCGAACCATAAGATGCGCGTGAAGAGGACGAGATTGTTCTGTCCCAGCGCCCAGTCCAAGAGTGCGAAGTTGACTTGCGGGTTCACGACGATCTTGATAAACGATGAGTTCAGCCCGAACAATAAGCCGCCCGAATTGGTCCCCGTCGCAGGGGTTCCGAATGGAGATGCGACCCCCGTCGGCGTGTGCTGATCGAGGAACAATGGGTTGCCATTAAAGATCAAGTCGTTGCCGCCGGCAGCCCGGGCCATCTCCGGCTGATTGTAGCGGTCGACCGTCCAGAGCGACTGAATCAACTGCGCGAACGCAAGCGTATTGGTGAAGTAGAAATCCGGCCGTTGCCCGTCGATCGAGGCTTGCAGATCGAGAAGATGAATCGACGCGAGGGTGTTCGTTCCGCTGGTCGCCGGGAGCAGGTAGTTCACATTCCCTTGCCACAACGGGCCTAAGACCGTGCGCGAGAAACCCGCGTAGCTGGGCGCGACCGAGCCGTTGTCGACGATCTCCGCAAGCCCGTCCAACCCTTTTGGGTTAATGGACTGCGTATTAAGAATCCAATCGAAGGAAATCTTGTCGATCAAGCTCGCTTTGGTAATGTCGAGCTGCACGTCGAGCAGGTTCGCAATCGCTTCATCCGAGCCGTTGTTGTCGGCGATGTCGGTGAGGTTCACGGCAAGCGCGTCGGTGTAGCGCTTCCAGGGTAACGCCGCCCGCAAGATGTTCGAGTTCATCGACGCGATCGGCAAGGTGTCGTCGCCGTCGAACGTCGTCGTGTTCGGCGACTTCCCCACATTGATCGGCCACGTTAATGCCGCGCCGCCTTTGACGTCGTCGTACATGCCCTTTTGACGCAACCACTGCCAGGCTTTGTTGCTCTTAAAGACGGTGTCGATCACCTTATTGGTGATGACTTCTTCACGCGTCAAACTCTGGAAGGCGTTGAGGTAAACATACTGCGCGGATATATTTGCCACGCTACTGAGCTCCTACGTGATCGTTCATGTTAGCTTGCCTTTCGCTTGGCTTCATTGAGTTTTTCCATGACGTGCGTGAAGAACGGCTTGTCTGCATCGTCCTTTTTGGACGACGGCCCCGGCACGCCCGACGCGCCCATGGAGCTACGCAAGGTGCGATCCTCGCGTTGGTTCTGCTGCGCCTTGGCCTTGAACTCATAGGCGCTCATGCGGGTGGAGAACTCGTCGATCACCGTCTTAAACGGCACGTTGCGGCTCTGCGCATCGAGCGCGAGTTGACGGACGGCGGCGTAGTTGTTATCACGCAAGAAGGGGTAGGTCTTCTCAAGCTCTTGCACGATGGCCGCGTCGGTGTTGACGCGCTCTTTCATGCTGCGCTCGGCGCGTTGCGCGTCTTCGGCGCGGTTACGCTGTTCTTGCGCGTCGGCAAAGGAGATGACGCGATTGAGCTTCTCGTCGAACGGCTTTAACTCGGGCGGGAGTTGCGGGGCTTGGCGCGCTTTGATCGCGGCCAGGCTCGCCATGCTCTCGTCGTAGAACCGCGCGTTGTCCTCATCGAGTAACCCCGACGCGCGTTCGCGGTACTTCTCGTCCTGGAGCACACGCTCGACGAGCGACTTGTGCGGGGCGAGGTTGGCGAAGATAGGTTCTGCCTCATCGCGATAGCGACGAAGTTGCTCAAGCTCGGCGCGTTCTGCGGCAAAGTTGTCGCCCCCAATCGCGGGGGAGCTAGGCGCTTGTCCGCCGGTTGCCGCCCCAGGCGGGGCTAGGTGTTGGTCCACGGGTTCCCCTCAAAGGGAGATGGGCCGCGCACGCCCACGTCATAGAAAACGCACGCGGCCCGGGGTGCTATTTGTGGCGACCCTTGTGCTTGCGTCCGCCTCTGCGCCGTTCGTAGCCGGCGATCATGGAGTCGAGCATGCTGATGTCCTCTCATTGAGCTTAGGCCCCCAGAGCTTGTGGAACGGGGGTTGGTTCACCGGGAGACCCGCCCGGAGCACCGCCGCCTGCGAGAGCAGCGAGCATGTCGGGGTTGGGAGCCGGGGAACCCAGTGGTGGCGCCGTAGGCGGACTCGCCTGTGGTAAACCGGGGGCGGGCATTGGGGACCCTCCCGGCTGGACAGCACCGCCCGGCGGCATAGCGGACTGTAAAGCTTGGACCAGCGTTTGGAGAATGGTCGGGGGGTCAATCCCGGCCATGGCCTTGTTGGCGGCGTAGTGCATCGCACCGAAAGCCTGTTTGAGCACCGGATCGTCGGCGTTGTCGACGAGGCGCTCCAGAGACTTTCTCACCGACGCCAGGGCTTGAAGATATTCAACGCGCGGGTCAAGGCGAGAATCGGGGGTGTTGGGGTTACGCGGCGGGGCCGATGACTGTAGGGTCTGCATGAGGGCGGCCACGCCGCCTTGCGTCATCGGATTCCCCCCTCCGGGGGCCTGCGTGCCGGGCTTGCCGCCCTCTGCTGGCTGCGTCCTGTCCTCCAAAACAAAACCGACTCTAGGGAGAGTCGGCGCGAGAACTTCGGACCGGCAACTTTGGCGCAAGGGTCAACCGGGAGGAAGACCCTTACAGGCCCATGTTACGCTTTCGCGAGCGTGGTCGTCAACTCGACCCCAGCCACGGTCCCGTTGCGGACGGTTACCCGCAGACCGCCGAAGGCGGGCGGGGCTTCAAAAAACCGTGCGATCGCTTCCGCGAAAATCGGCTCCCGCGAGTGCAAGCGAGCAATGACGGCAGCGACCTTGGCGCCCACCGCTTGCGATGAGCCGTCCTCAACTACGCGCCCGTCGGCTAATATCATCACGCCGCCGGCTCTTCCGGGAGCTTGGTGTGCTTCCTGGAATTGCACGAACGGCAAAGAGGTTGAATGTTGCTGATCCAGTTTGACCCGCCACGGCTTATCGGAACAATGTGGTCAATAGTTAACGGGCGGGGCTGTTTGCAAGAGGCGCACAGGCCCCCATGTTCTTCCTTCTTCGCGTTCCATTCCTTAGCGGTGAATCTTCCTTCGGCGCTATTTTTGCGCGCTCGCCTGACGTGGTTTTTCAGCCGGCTTATTTCCCGCATCTTTTCAGGTGGGAGCCTCGCATACCACGCGGCTTTCCCTCGCGTAAGGCGCTCCGTATTTGCCGCACGCCATGCGGCTTGACGTTCGACGTACTTCCCTTTGTTTGCGGGGTTCCCGTAGAATTTCGCGCAGGCTTTCTCCTGCGTCTCCCGCCTTCTCTCAGGGTTGGTCGCCCTATACGTCTTCTGTTTGCGAAGATACTTTTCGGGATTTCTTTCATAGGCGTAGCGAGCCCACTGGGTTTTGTACGCCTTACGGCACGGCTTGCATTTGTGAGATGCCCCGTTTTCGGGGCAGGTTGCGCAACCGTTCACGTTGGAGGCTTCGGGGCGGCAGGCGCTTTCGGTTTTTTCGCACTCGTTCTTTTCGGTGGCGCCCCCGCCGGCCCTGACAGGACCGGGTTCTGCGTGAGAAGACGATCACGAATTTGCTGCCAATCGGGAACGTCAAGCTGCTGCCACACGGCAATCTTATCAAGAATCCCCGCTTGTAAGTCTTGCATGATGCGCGCCTTGCGCGCGCTTTCCGACCACGCCTGCGTTGATCCCACGGCGATCTTGTAGTCAAAGGTCCCATAGAGGAAGGGACCGGAGACCCGCTCGTGCGTGATGACCCCTTCGGCATTCTCGACCGCAATCGCGTGCTTGTCGGTGTAGCGGTTCTGGGCATACCAGCCGACGATGCGGGTGATGTCGGCGATAAACTTCTCCATCCGCTGGGTACTCTCGGACACGCGCGACCCGCCGATCTCGGCGAGTTGGTCGTACCCGGATGCAGAGTCGACGCGGCCTGCGGCCTCGCCCTGCATGATGCCCGACAGGCCGATGATACGTTCCATGATTTGCAGCAGTTTGTCGAGCCACTTGAACCACGGGTCTTTGACCTCGGGGAACTCCAGGGGCTTGATCGCTTCCACTTTCCCGACGTTCACCACTTCGGCCGGGCCGATCATGAGCGTGTTGCGCTCCAACTGCGCTTCGCGGCCGGCGAGAATGGGGCGCATGGCGTTGAGGCGCAAGTTGTCCATCATGGACGAGAGACTCACGTTGAAGGCGATCTGCGTATCTTCGCAATCAAGGAGCGATCCTTTGACCCACGGACCTTCAAGTGCATCCCCCGCACTATCAAGTGCGTAGGGAGCCGGTCCGTCCCACGCACGATCGTCCAAGATCGCGCCGTCGGGAAGCAGCACGGTCGTCCGCCTCCACCAGGGATACACGCGCTTGAGAACCTTCTCTTCGCGCTCGCGCATACGGAGTTTGAACGCCGGGATGCTCACCGTCTGCCCGGCCTCGTCGAGAATCTCGTCGGCGATTTGGTCGAAGAGCGGCATGCCGTCCTCGTCCTTTTCGATCTCTAGGACCGTGTTGCCCGAGGGGTCGTAGCTTTTCTCGGTATCCTTATAGAGGGTGTAGTCTTTGTAGTGCAGCTCGATGATTTGCACGGTGTCCGTCTTCGGGGACACTTTGGCCGGTTGGTTGGTAAACGCGGAGATGACGGGCTTGCCGTTGACGATCTGCCCGAAGTTGATGCCGCTGCCGTAGGCGCGGTCGTAGGGCGTGCCGATCGGGCTGCTCGGGAAGTCGCTGCCTGCGGCGGCCGCGCGGCGGTCGGCTCGCGGGCGTTGGCGGATGCGTTCGGCTTCGTCGGGGTAGAACAGGCACGCGCGGCTTCGCGGCATGGTCTCGCGGTGCCCGATGTACTCCATGTTCTCGACGAAGTTCGCCTGGTCATCGAGAATGAGGCGCCAGCCCGGGATGATGTCCCAGGTCATATTCCCCGCGCCCTCATGAAGGGTGGGGTCCCAGACGATCTTGGCCGCCGTCGTGCGCGTGCATTCGGCAAGCCGCTGCGTGCGACGCAGCTTCATCTGGGCCTGGTCGTTGTCCCACCAGCGCATGATGACTTGGCGCATGAGCCGCGCCGCCGCTTGATCGCCCGCTTCCCCGGCCTCGATGACCGGCGTGGGCTTTTGCTTGCACATGATCGCGACTTTGTGCTCGATCAAGGCTCCGGCCACGTTGGCGGTTATCTGCGACCGGCTCTCCGGCATCATTATCGCCCAGTGACGACCATAGCGCAGGTTCGCCCCGATGCGGTCGGACTTGCGGCGAATGTCCTCGGAGGTGTCGTTCATCGCGACCATCTCTAAGACGCGCTCGGTAAGGTGCCGCTCCCAGTCTTCGCTTTGCGGGTCGCCTCGTAGGCCGACGCTGGGGCTGTCGGTTGCGCGCCCGCTATCAACGGCTGTAGGCATACTGCTCCTTGGCACGCCGGTCAGTGGCTCTTATATGCCCGATATGGTACCCCTTGCAACTTGGGCAACGATACGCATGCGCGGTAGCCGGATCGGGAACCTTGCGCATCTGCACGCAGGCCCCCTCGAAGGTCGCATGTCGCAACTTGCCCACGCATTGTTTGCGACGCAATCTGCGCTTAGAAGCCACAAGCCTCACCGGCTGTAGGCACAGAACACCGCTTCCCACTCGACTAACACGCCGTGCTCGACGACTTGCTTGTAGGCGTATTCGGCGATGCACACCGCGCCGTCGTCGCCCCACGCGGGGACTCTGACGCACGCTCCTCCGGGGAAGCATCGCACTTGCCCATCGAGCGGGCCGCCGGTGAACTCGCAACGCAAGCGGCGCTCGTCGAACGGCTTGATCCGCATGCCGTCATCATAGCGCGTCATCGCTTGCGCCCCGCGTGCTTGCGCGACTTCTTGCGGGCGTGCCCGGTTTTGTCCACGTCTTTGCGTGTGCCCTCGGCCATTCTTCGGTCGAACTCTTTGCGTGACAACTCCCCGCGCGACATCTGCGCCCCGAACAAACGACGCTGCGCGGGAGTCCAGGGCACGGGTTAGCGCCTGCGGCCCGTACCGGGGGTGTAGCCGCGACGGCCACGACGACGCCCGCGCTTCATCCCTTGCGCCCGAACATGCCGCGCCCGTGCTTCTTGCGCCCGTGCTTGCGCGTGGCGTGGTCGTCTTTGCTGCCCGCGTCTTTGTCGTCTTTGCGGACCATCCCGCCCACGAGGTGTTTTCGCATCCGGCGACCTTCGTCGGCCTAGGGGCTTGCCCTTTCGTCCTTCTCTAGCAGTCTTGCCCAGCACGCCTGGCAGATGTCGTCGGGGTCACCCGTCCCCGTACACAGCGGGCATCGCGCCTTGTGGGTTTGCACCTGTGAGTATGTCTGTGGAAAAGGCATGCCGATCTCCGTGTTCCTCGTGGAACGGCGGGACGATGGGAACGTGCCCCCGTCGTCCGAAGTAGCGTCGTCCGTCCGCCTGGCGGAAGCACAGCCGGGCTTCGGCAGGGCGTCGGGGCACCCGCAGGCTCACCACGCGCACGTCGACCAGGCGGGAATCATAGGGGAAGACGATGCCTTGCAGGGGGTCCATAAGCTCCTTGCATGCGTTGTCCCAATCCATGCGCAGGCTGATAAGCACGACCAACCCTCGCACGTAGGTGGGCATTGTCCAGCCTTGCTCGCGGGCGGCCAGGCGAGCGAGCGTCGCGACCTTCGCATCGAAGGCGCGGGACTCCGTGGTGCGACGGCCGTCGCGCGTTTTTGAATGATTGCCCGAGACGAAGGGACCCGGGATCACCAGCGTGAGCTGCATGCCGGGAGGGTCTTCCTATCATCGCTTGCCTTCCCTGTTCTGCGTACGCTAGAGTCTGTCTATGGAGCAAGAAGAGAAACCGGCCAAGCCCGCCCTCGCTCGCTTTGGGGGGATGACCCAAGCGCAAGCCGGGGCGCTTGGGGGCAAGAAGACGGCCTCAACGCACGGGCACGAGTTCTACCGCGAGATCGGGCGCAAGGGCGGGAAGGCGACACACGCCGCGCACGGGCACGACTACTATGTGGAGATGGGCAAGCGCGCCGGGAGCAAGGGCGGCAAGGAAACGCTCTTTCGGCACGGATACGAGCACTTCGAGCATATCGGAGCGCTGAGCGCGAACAAGGCCCAGGAGCGTGTCGCCCAAGCCAAGGCCGCCCGTGCCGAGTCGACCAGCGGGAAGGGACCCGGTGGATCGACCGATGCCTGAAACCCCACTCACCGGCGAGGAGATCATCGAGGCCGGGGATAGTTACTTTCTGTCCGACGATCGCGAGGACAACGTGGTCGATGTCCTCCAGCGGATCGAGAAGCATCTCGTGCGCATCGCCGACGCGTTGGAAGACGAGAAGGCCGCATCCTAACGCCCGAGCAGATCGCCGCCTATGAAGCCCGGATGCTGGACCTGGCTCGCTGCTCGCTGCCCGACATGCCCCGCCGCCCGCACATCCGGGTCGATGAGATCGTCGGATATATCCGCATCCGCCTGTGGAAGAGTCCCCGCATGCGGGGGCCTGCTCTCTTGGAAGTGAGCATCCCCCATGAGCGATGATCTCGTGACGCAGCGCGCGATCCGCGAGGGGGTCTTCCCGATCCCTGCGGTCATGGGTGAGATGTGCGGCTTCCATATCGGCCGGCTCAACGAAGGCTGCCGACGGTGCGGCTTTACCCTGTGCTCGCACTACGGGCTGCCGGAGCCCGCTCCTACGCCTTCTCGGCGGCGGCGAGCTTCTCGCGGTACTGCCGATCCTGGTGCTCCGTGGTGAACGTCTCCGGGGCAAACTCACGTCGCTTGTAGTTCGCCTGCTTCATATAGTGGGTGAGGGGGAGACTCTTCTCCTCGGGCACACTGATCGGCTTGTCGACGCGCTCCCCGCCTGAGGCGACGTGCTGCTGGTACTCAATCGCTTGCCTCTCGTGGGGAAGCAGGTCGGCCTTGGAGGCGAAGTTCACGCCCGAGGCTTGCTCGATCATGCGCTCCTCCGCTCGTGACTGCGCATAGGGCCTGCCCGTCGCGGGGCTCGTGCCTTGGCGAAGGCGGCGGCGGTCTTCTTGGAAGTTGAAGCTGTAGACGCGGACTGATGTCTTCATGCACGGGACTTCCCAGTACGTGCAGTCCTCGCCGTGCTCATCGTGAATGCTTTTCCCCAGCACGAGAACGTCGCACCACACAGACTCCGGGGCTTCCCCCATCGGAAAGAAGCGGTCGAACTCGCCGTGCTGCGGGCAGGCGTAGGCGTATCTCGCTATGAGCGCACCGCCGTCAACGATGCTTTACTCCCTTTGATCTCGATGAGAATGTGCTTCACGCCCTTGTCCTCAACGTGTATCGTGAGAAGCCCCAACCGATCCTCGGGGGTTTCTCGAATGATGCGCACCAATGTCTCGCGCGGGTGGAAACTCAAGCCTGATTCAATCGCTTCGGTCTTCACGTTACCACCGTTGATGCCCCGGGGCGGGGACGACGTGCAGGTTCTTGAAGAGGGCCGCCGCGATGCCCTGATCGTCGTTGGTGATGCGCGGAGGGCCGGCAAACTTGTTGAGTCCCAAGTCGATCGCGTTGGGCACGGAGGCTCGCTTTCGTCGCGCGTCGTCGACGAGCATTAGGAAGCGGGGGGTTTGCCGAATCGCAACACACGCCAACCCCGCCGCTACGACCCTGTCGTCGTGCTGGTTCTTTTTGGCCGTGGAAAAGATCATGCCTTCTTGCTTGAAGTTCGCCATTTCCCGCACCAAATCGGGGCTGGCGATCTCCAAGAACCGCTCTTGGATCAACCACACCAGGCCCGTGAAGATCAGCGCGCGGTTCTGCTCCTTGGTCCAAAACCCGGGCTTGTCTTTTTTGACCCCCGCTTCGTCCCACTTCTCTTCGTGCGCGAGGTGCAGGTAGCCCCACTCGTTGGTCATCCGCTTCATGACGATCGAGCCCAAGTGGTTGATCTCGGGCATGATCGTGCAGTTGTTATACCAGGCCCCCGCATGCACGCAAAAGTCGGCGAAGTCTTCGGCCCGCACGGCATTGTCGGCATACTCGGCCACCTGGCGGCCGGAGTAGCAGTCAAAGATCACCAAGCATGAGGAGTCGCGCTCGTTGCCTCCGGCCGTGTCGCACCCCGCCACATACACATGCCCGGGCTGGGGGGTCTCCCACACGACGAAGCTGCCGCTTGGTTTCATCGCGAAGGTCGGCTTTTGGTAGTGCTGGTACCCGATCGCGTTCTCAAGGCCAAAGGGGGAGGTCAACGGCGGAAAGACAAGCTCCCCGTACGCAGGGCCGTTCGTACGCATGGGACGGCCTTGCGTGTCCTCGCGCAGGCCCCAGTGCTCCTTGGCGCGGACGGCGGCGTCGGCCACGCAGGCTTGGAGGTAGCGCATATCCTCGGCAAAGACGGACTTGCTTCGCAGCATGAAGCAGGTCTGGTCGTCGGAGGGGTACTCCTGATCGAAGGCGTCCTCGTTGCCGTAGTGCGGGTGCCCGGCTAAGGTCCGCTCGTACCAATACATCTGCGAGCGGTCGACGTCGTGGCCGTCGATCCGCCGACGAATGAGCGACCACCCGGCCTGTTTTGCCTTGAGCTTCTCGCTCAGTCGCCACTCCGCCGGCGGCGGGAGACTGTACTCGGACGGCATGACGTACCAGGGTAAGAAGATGCCCCAGAACTCCGCCCCCGGCTCTTTGGTCTCTTCCCATAAGTCATAGAAATCGTTCTGTCCGTTGGGGGTGGATTCGATGATGAGCGAGCACTTGGCGCGGGCGGGGCTGCCGATGCTGGGCAACTGCGGGGTGAGCGCATCGTTGAGGTCGGTGAGGCTGGGATAGAACGCCCCTTCGGACATGCCGATCAGCCGGGCTGATGAACCACGGGGGTTGAGGTTTTTGGCGACATGGGTCTCGCCGTGGTTGCGCTTTTCGGCGTAGTAGAGTTCGGCCTTGGGGACCCGGGCGCTCTTGCTTTCGGCCCGCAGCTTGGGCTTGATCCCGCCCACGTCGGGCAGCCCGTCGTGAAAGATGCGAAAGAACCCGACGATGCGCTTGGCGAGCTGATCTTCGTGCGCCACGTTGAGGGTGCGCACGTCTTCCCCGGTCCACAAGTGCCAGTGATGCCAGGCGGCAACGAAGGTCGTAATCCCGAGTTGGCGGGCTTTGAGGATGACGAAGAAGCAGGGCTCGCCGCGGGTGCGGCGGACGACCATGCGGTTCCAGACGACGACTTGCCCCTCGTTCCAGATGAACGGGGTCGTCTCTTGGGTCAGGCGGTTGAGGACCCGCAGCAGCAGCGCGCAGTAGGTCGGGTAGTCGGTGCGGCAGATCGCGACGAGTCGGAGAAAGTCGGCCGGGTTGCGGCGGAGAAGCTGCTCCCACCAGGCCTGGGAGAGTCCTCGGAAGTGGGGGGACTTGTCGGCACGAAAGCCCGGAGGGATGCTCGCGCCGTTGCGTCCGCAGATGTCGAGGGCCTCGCGGTCGATCTGCGCGTGAACGCGGTCGGCGGGATCGTATCTCACTGCGGCGTGAAACTGGGGTTGGCGAAGATCGCGGTGATGGGGGTGGTGTACACCAGCGGCCCAAACCAGGCGGGGGTGTTCCCTTCGGTCCACAGGCTCATGTACAGGTTGGTCGGCATCGTCGGCAGGGTGTACTGCGCGGAGGTGTCCGTCGCGACGATCGCGCCGTCCACCGTCCATTGAATCTCCGTCGGCAGCCACCGAATCCCGTAGAGATGCATGCCCTTGGAGACATCGAAGGGGAGGTTCACGATCTTCACGACCCCTTCAATCCCCTTATGGTAGAAGTTCGTGGAGATTTGGGTGTTGTGATCGGAGAGCAGCTCGACGTCGATTTCATCCTGGTTTGCGGCGTAGGTGAAGAAGGCGGTGTTCGTCCCGCTCGTCGCGTTGGCGGCTTGCATGCTCACTTGGTACAGGCCGTAGCCGTAGGTCTGCGCCGTGTTGAGCTGCCCGGAGGCAAGGGGCAGCCCGTCGCAGGAGGCCGGGCAGCCGGCGTTATCCAGCGTGATCGTCATGTCCAACCCGTTTGTCGCGATCTGCTTGGCCTCCCAGGCGTTGCCGTAGAACGGCTCGTTGTTGGAGACGATCCACGCGGGCCAGGGCAAGGGCACGGGAGCCCCCGCCACGGGCGCAGGGGTCGGGGTGGCCGGAGCAACAGGGGAGGGACGATGCCGCAACGGCATCGGAACGGCGGCAAGCAGCACCACGAGCGGGCAGGCAAACAGGACGGCTTTGGACAGGGCGTTCATGCGACCATTGTAGCACTCTCTTCACGGCAGGACCGATCGCTCGATGAACAGCGCCCCAAAGGCGGCGAGTGCTGCGCTCAACAGGAACCAACACCACGCGGCAAAGCCGTCATCCCACTCGTCGTGTATGACGGGCCTTCCAGATCATGCAGACGGCCATGACGAGTTGCAGCCCCAGATATGCCCGACTCAAGCCCAGGAGGAACTCATGCACCACGTTTGGGTCGTCCTCGCGTGGGGGTGAGTGACTCGAAGAGTCCTTGCAGGTCGGGCGGGATGGTCGGGATGCCGTAGTGCGCTTCAATCCCCCGATACGTATGTGTCGGGGGCTGCGGGCCGTCAGACGTGTGCTGCGTCCCACTGCGCAGGGTCTTGAGTTTGATGCCGCGCTTAGACATCCGGGGCCCGCACCCGACGCGTGCCCTCGCCGACCGGGGTGCCGGCCGCCGCCTCTCGCTGGGCCGCCATCTCCCGCAGCGCCGCCTCCACCGACGCCACGTCGGACATATCGACATCTCCCTCGCGCATCTCGTCCTTCATCCGGGCAAACAGGTCGATCTCTTCAGGCGCGGGAGGGGCGATGTCGGGAATGCTCGCTCGGGCGAGCGGCGGCGTTTTCTCCGCATGATCTGCGGCGATGACGGGGCTATTCTCCGCATCCTGCGTGAGCAACCCTTGCATCAGGCCGCGAGCGAAGGCGGCGATGAGTTCTTGCCGCTCGGTGAACGGCGTCACTCCTCGGCTTCTTCCTCATGCTCGTGCTCGGCAAACACGTTGACGTCGCCGTGTTGCGCCGGCCCAAGCGCTCCGACGGCGCGAGGATGGTCCTCTGCGACGGAGGGGGGCGCGTGCTTGAGGACGTCGATGTTGAGGTTCACGTTCTCGTTGCGGGAGGGCGGCTGCTCGTGGGTCATCTCGTAGTAGGCTTTGAGCGCGCTCATGTTCGGGGCGTGTTGGGTCGTGGTGACTTCCACGAAGCCGTCTTCCCCCTCACGCACCTTGGTCACGACCGTCGTCGCCTTCCCGCAGGCCAAGGACGCGAGGTTGCGTGCCGCGTCCATGGGGGCGAAGCCCGCGTCGGTGAAGGCCGCTCGCAGGCAATCCCGCACGGTTTGGTGCGTGAGCATGTTCTCGTACTTGGCCAGGGCGGAGACGGCTTGGCGGTCCTTATCTTTCATCTGCCCGACATTATCCCACGCTTTGCAGGCGGCGGCGATCTGTCGGCGGGGAGAGAACCCCGTCTCGCCCGCGTCGACGGCGGCGGTGAGCTGCTCGGAGACGGCGTTGAGGAACATGCGTTCGCGCTTGTTGGGGCCGTCGGTGCGGCGGATGAAGTTGAACTGCGAGGAAAGGGGCTTAGGACTCTGCATAGGCTCCTACTCCAAGCCTCCCACGGAAGCTCTCAAATAAGGACGGCAAGGGTTCATGCCCGGTTTGGGCGGCCACGATCGCCTCGTTGAGGGCGGCGGACTTGTCCCGCAAGCGCTCTCGTAGCGCCAGGCGTTCGGCTCGCAGGGCGGCGAGTTGGTCGTTGATTACCAGCAGACGGGCCTGTTCGTGCGCCACCCCTTCGGCCGCAAGGACGATACGCTGCTTTTGCCCTTCGGAGTAGTCCCTCACCAGGGGGCCGCCTCGATGACGAGCAGGCCGTCGACGGTCTCCACCACGTTGAGGATGCTGTCGGCATTGCGGGTGGGGTGTTCGGGCTGGGACCAGCCGGAGATCTTCTTCATCATCTCCGCGCGGCGCTTGGCGGCGAGGGCTTGGAGGACGTTTGGGGTGTCGATCGGATCGGGGGCGCTGTGCTGTACGGCGTCCAAAAAGGCGACCGTCGCCGCCTCTTCGGCCATTTGCGCACGCACCAACGCGACGGCAGCCTCCCGCACCGCCGTCATCTTCGTGCAATGATCGGGGCTTTTGGGACGCACGGCGAACAGCTCCCCGAGCACGTCCTCCGTGAGGATCACGGGCTGCGGACGGCTCCCGTTCTCGGGTTCCTCCTCCGAGCGGGAGAGCTTGGCGAAGAGGGCTTCGAGGGACATGCAGGACTCACTTTCAAAGCGGACGACACACGGGAAGGGCCCCGTGTGATCGGCGCGACGCTAGTCGCTTTCGGTGGGGAGGGCGTAGAACTCGTCGGAGAGGGAGGCAAGCAGCACCTCGTTGGCCCGCTTGATGAGCGCTTCATCGACCGGGGCTTTGTCGCAGATCGCCAACGCCTGGAGCGCGATGTTGGCTTGGACTTGGCGTAGGGCGATGGCGGCTTGGGCTTTGGCCGCGGCGAGCTGGGAGTGGGCTTCACGGCGTTGGATTGCTTGCTGCATATCCTCGTCTTTCATCAGGAACTGGGCCAGGCCCGAGTCGGGGTCGATCTTGGCAGTCATGGGAGGCTAGTTCGTCACGCGTTGCAGGTCGTCGGCTGCGGCGGCGAAGACCTCATTGGGGGTGAGGGAGAGGGCCCGAGCGATACGGACGGCGCAGGCCAAGGTGAGGAAGGCAGGGCTCCCGATCTCGATGTCACGCAGCGTCCCCGCCGGCACCCGGGAGAGGCGTTCCAACTCCGTGAGGGTGAGGTTGCGGGCCTTGCGGGTCGTCGCAAAGAGCGCTCCGAGGGTCCGCATCGAGCAGCCCCGTAGTCGGGTCAACCGGGATCACCGACCGGGTGAGAATGAGGGCCGCTTGGGCAGAGAGGGAGCGACGATTCGCCGCCGCACGCTGCCGCAGAAGCGCGAGAGCCCTCGGGCTCAAACCCCGAATCGTCAGATGATCCGCCATACACCAGGATATGATGAGGCATTGTGCGTCAGGAGTCAAGAGACACAAACGCCCCGGGTTTCCCCGAGGCGTCTGTGCAGCGACGCGGCGAGCACACAGGACCCTTCCCGTGTGTCGCCTTCTGTGGGTTAGGTAACGATGACCGGGACGGTGACGTTGAGACCTGCTTGGTCGGTGATGAGCAAGCTGGTGGTTCCGGGTTGCAGGCGGGTGAGGGTGAAGATGCCCGTGCTGCCTGAGGCCGGGGTGATCGTGGCGATATTGGGGTTGGCGATCACGCCGGTGTAGATGCCCGCCGAGGCGTTGGATTGGGTTGCCGCGAGGTTGACGGTGGGGACGGCGGCCGAGAGGGCGACGGTGGCGGGGATGGCGATGACCGTTTGGGTGCCGCCTGTGCCGGGTCCGGTTCCTCCGCCCGCTCCGGTGGTGACCGGAACGGTGACCGTGTTCCCTGCCGCATCCGTGAAGGTGAGGCTCGCGGTGCCGGTCGCTCCGGGCACCAAGCTCACCGTGAAGGGCCCGTTCCCGCTTGCCGGGGTGACGGTCACGATGCTGGGGGCGGAGCTGATCGCAGCCACCGGCGCGCTTGCTCCCGTGAGGCTCACGAGTTGGGTCGAGGCCGTCGCGGTGAGGTTGAGCGAGGGGGGCGAGGCCGCGATCGTGCCGGGCGGGGTCGTTGTTCCCGTCCCGCCCAGTTGCGCCGTCACCGCCTGGATTTGACTGGTGACCGCCGCAACGGCGGTGTTCTGCGGGGTGAAGTCTTGTGACGCTCCCGAGGCGGCGGCTGCCGCCGTCAGGGCGTTGGCGGCCGTGGTCGCGTTGGCGATGGTCGCGTTGAGTTGGGTGAGTGATGTTGCCATAAGCTTCGTTAGGGTCTCCTCTAGGACGCGTCGGATGAGGGGGTCAAGGACGTCGGTGAAGGCATCCTCGATATACTGAGTCAGTGACACCACGTCAGCGTAGCACACCAACCCGGGAAAGCAACACGTTCCAAACGACCCCTTGTCTTCCCGGGTGTGAAGGCTGCAGGTCCCTTGCCGACGATCCCCTGGCGTTCTGGGGGTTCATCCTCGAACAAGCCGCGATCGAGAACCCCAAGGCCGCAGCCTGGAGAGCGAGGAGGGCGCAGGAACGCGCGGCTCGTTGCGCCGACCCCGCCCTCGCGCACAACCCGCGTTGTCTCCGCTGCAACGACGTGCTGCTGCTCCGGCACGTCAAGCCCCCCAGACGACGCCGCTTCTGGAGTTGCCCGAACTTCCCGGGCTGCAAAGGAAGTCTCTCGCTTACGTCGCATGCCCACGGCATGACCCTTTGACCACGCCCCCGCCCCCACCACCGTCGCACAACGCGGCCGAGGTTGTAATGGCTCCTCGGCTCTGCATTCGGAGAATAACACCGTCTCACGGATCACCTGTGCGCCGCTTGCAACAGAAGAATACCACTCTGTTGAAAAGCGAAATGGCTTAAATTTTCCTTTTCGGGCGCGGAAGCGCACGACAGCCGTAGGCTGGACCGCACAGAGCGGACAACACGAAGGGCACGTGACGAGGGAGGGGCTATCCTCTCTGTTCCAGGCACCGAGGGGGCCGACGCCCCTAGCCCTGCCCGGCAGGTCTAGCGGTCGTCCCCCAGCCTCGGTGCTTGAAGCAGGGGAACGCTCGCTCGACCCACAATGCAAGCAGGCACACGTGTACGTGTGCCTCTGCTGAGGCTGGGTGCGCTTGGCGGAGGCGCAGGCCCTGTTGGCCTGCTTGCCTCCTCGCCCCCTTGCTTCGCCGTCCTTGCGTCTGTGCTAATCTCGCAGGCGCGCCCGCGTGCCTGGAGGACGTGAAAGCGTGGTTCATGCTTGCGTTGCTCTCAGCCTGCCTGTAGCGGAAAGGCTAAAGATAGTGTAGTCTCGTTGCAGACGTGAGAACGACGAGCGTTGCCCGCTTGCGTTGCTCACGAACCGGGAGTGAACCATGTCTGAAGCGGACTACGAACGCGCGTTAGCGCGACTAGCACGTAGCGTACGCCGTTTGTACGCAAGCGGCCTATCCGAGAAACTCATCACGCGTTGGTATGACGCGAGCATGAACGCGCTGAACGCGCGGCGCGACCGGGAGGGAGGCTAATGCTTCTCCTTCGCCCCGCAGGCAACCCTGATAGCCCGCTCACCGAATCCGGCGGAGAAGTCAACCGCGACAATTGCGAGTGTTCGTGCGAATTTGACCATTGTCGTGATTCATGTGAAACCTGCATACGCCGCAGGCGCTACTACGACGGGGAACGCTGCGACACTTGCACCTTTGGGGAATGCGGATGCCAAGACGATTGCTCCTGCGATTATTGCACCTGCGAACCGGAAAACGGCGAAGAAGGCTTGCATCCGGCTTCGACCGATGTCCTTCGCATCTTCGGTGCCGAGGTCGATAGCAACGAACCTGGGGCGGTTCTGCTGGGGGCTGAGGTGGAATTGCATATCCCTGACGGGGACACCCAAGACGCTGTTGACGGCCTGCGGGCAGCATTTGCCGCATCACCCTCCTTCATCGGGAAAGAAGATGGGAGCATCGGGAACGGCATTGAGATGGTGACGTTGCCCTTGACCCTGGAACAGCATGGGGACCTTGGGAAGGCACTTGCGGCCCATTGGTTCAGGACGATGGAGAAAACCGCGTCCTGCGGCATGCATGTCCATATCGGCAGAGCAAGCTTTGACACCGAGAACCATCAGGACCGCTTCGCCGAATTCTTCGGCTTGCACGGCGGAAACCCCGATTGGAACCTGTTTCTTGATCGGCTGTTTCGTCGCGCTTCGAACGGCTTTTGTCGGCGGGAAACCAAAGGCGACGATATGCGCCGAGAAGGCAAATACGCCGCCGTCAACTTCTCCAAGCGCAACACCCTGGAAGTCAGAGGGTTTTGGACATGCCAATCCCTTAGCGTGTACATGGCCAACCTTGAGCTCGTGCTCGCGGTTCGCAATGCAACCGCCAAGGGCTATAGCCGAATCCATGCCTCCTCTCCGACGGCCTTCATGGCATGGGTGGCAAGCAATGCCGCCACGTACCCGCACCTGGCAAAGCGTCTGACCCTTCGGCATGGGGATTCAGGGAGCGAGCTTTTCGCCCCGTGGTTGCCTGGGCATGGAACCGAGGAGCGACCCAACCTCTACGGCATTTCCGGCCCGAACGTGCCGCGCGTTCATGCGTTCTTGCGCGCATTCCGAGCGGGCACGATTCAGGAACGCGAGGCATCCGCAGGTGTGTGGACCGAACCATTGTCGGCAGCAAAAAACCGTGCCTTCATCGCGGCCCGAGCGGCCGGGCGTGTCGGCGAATGGAACCAGGCATGGGAAAATGCGAACTGCGCTGCCTGCCCGATCATCGCGCTGGTTGCCGACGACCTCATCTCGCGGGCGGAGTTTACCCTCCTCACATCCGCGTACGACGCCTTCATGCCGGAGGTCGCACCATGTGTGTGATTCTTGCCTGCGGCCCCGGGGTGCCGCTTCCCCCTCCCGAGCATATCGTCAACGCGAATCTCGATAACCCGCACGGGTGGGGGGTGAGCATCAACCTGCCCAAAGCATGCAGGGTTCATCGCGGCCTGTCACCCGTCGGCACCTGTCGGCGGTGCCGTAGCAGGTCACAGGTTGCCGTCATGCGGGGGTTTGATACCGGAGCACTCCTCGATGCGGTCGATCGTTTGGAGGCGCTGCGAACGCCTGCGTCAAGCTTGGTGGTTCATTGCCGGATCGGCACGGGAGGGACCAACACCCTCGATAACACCCACCCGTTCCCGATTACCGACAAGCTTGCTCTGTTTCATAACGGCATCTTCTCGGAAGCAACCGTGCCGACGGAAACCAACCCAAAGAAACCGGATAGCTACCACCTGGCAAACGCGATAGCGCCTGCGGTACGACACAACCCCTCATGGATTCATGCCCCCCTGTTCACGACATGGCTTGACGCCCTCTGCCGACAACCGGCCTACCAAAGCAAAGTGCTCCTCTTGGATGCCGTCTATGGGCAGGTTCTGTACAACCGGACGGCCTGGGTTGACGGGGGCGACGGGCGTCTCTATAGCAACGACGGCCCCCTCTGGAGATGGATCGAACAGACGGGACCCTCCCCGTCTGTCGATTGGGTCAACGAGGACATCGGGACGGCGGGCTATGCCTTCGACCCCTTTGACGACGAGACAAGCGACCTGGGATTCGCGACCTGGAAGGACGATCACGGTCGCTACTCACAACGCCGTCGGCTTGAAGACCTTGAGGAGGAAGCCGAAGCCGCCTTCATGCGGGAGAACGAGGACCTCGTTGCCTGCGTCCGGGGCTATGGCTAACCCCTCGGACGATACAAACCACAGGGGCGGCCTCAAAACCGCCCTACAGAGCCTTCTAGGCCCCTTTGCGGGCCATTCTACGAACCGGGAGAACCCCATGAAATTCACCCTAACCCTGACGACCGACAACGACGCCTTCCAACCGGAACCGGGCGACGAAGTAGCCCGAATCCTGCGGGAGGTTGCATCCCGTGTCTTGCATGATCGCGATTGTACGGGCAACGCATGGTCAGGAACCGTCCGCGACATCAACGGCAACGCTTGCGGCGCATGGAGTCTGCGGCCATGAACGACAACGAGACCGCCGCGCGTGAACGCTACCGCCTGGCGCAGGCGGCCTATACGCACGCCTTCACGGCAAGCAAAGACGCCTACCTCGGCTACACCCAAGCGAAGCAGGCACTCCATGAAGCCGTACAGCCGATTGAGGTCGCCTTGCCGAGCATGGTTGCCCGCGTCGCGGAGGCGCTCGTCGAACGGGAAGCGGCCAAGCTTGCCCTTGCCGAACTGCTTGGAGCCCCTACCGCTTCCTGACCCAGACCTAGCGACGAACAGGCTTGGGTCCTGTTCGTTCGCCGCCCGTAGGGCTTTCCGGGGTGAAGCACCCGCTCCAATCAAGCACCGCCTCCCGAACCGCCTCGCCCGGAACGTGCGGCCACGCGGCCTCGAACCCGTGCCGGTGCAACGCCTCGGCCATAAGCGACCCGTACCAGGCGCTGATCGAGGTCCCCGGCTTCCCGACGGCAGAGGCCAACTCAACGCACGGAATCGCCTTGTAGGGAGCGACATGAGGCGGGGGCGTCGGAGGGAGCAGACTCAGGGTTTCCTCACGAGAAGCGTGCCGTGCCGGCAGGCGATCGACCCAAGCAACCGCTCGGAAAGGTCGTACAAGGGCGTCCAGGCCCCGTCACAGGCAAGGTGCAGGCGTGTCCGTGCAGGCTGGTCGGGCGCAAGAATCGCATCGGTCACATGACAAGGCGGCTCATGCTTGGCTCCGATGGCAGAACAGGGCGTCGGCGTCATGCTGCCTTCCCGTTTTCGAGGTCGTCCCCGAACTCCCGCAACTGCTCCTCGGTCAACTCGGTGAGCGACTCGTGCGCGTAGGCCCGCTTGGTCATCTCGTGCCGACGCTGCTCGTTGATCTTCAAGGCCGTACACAAGGCAAGCACCCGCTTTTCGAGCCTGCGGTGCAGCGTGTCCGTGTGTCCGTGTGTCCGTGCATCGAGCGCGGCTTCGGCCTCGTGAAGCTGGGCAAAGGCGGTGGAGAGGGAGTCTGTTTCCCCTTCATCCGCCAAGGCGTCCAAGGCTTCCAACGCTTTCAGGCGAGCAGGCCAATCCAAGGCGGGGTACTTCTCGCGTACATAGTCCCGAAACATGATCTTATCGTTGGGGCACAGTCCCAGCTTCACCGCGATGTCGAACGCCTTGCGCGCATCCTCGGCCACATTGGGAGCCTGTTTGCGGGGCATTGCGGCCCCGCTCGGGGCGTTGTGCGGGGGCGGCCTATGGTCCGCCTCATCCCGAGCGTTGTCGGCCTTGGAAGGCCGCTGCATCTCGTCTGCGGTGACCTCGCCTCCGCCGACGCCGATGCAATTCATGACGGCACGGTTGGTCGCTCGCGTCTCGGCGGTGGAGAGCACGTCATGATAGGAGCGAGCACGCGCCTTCTTGGCTCGCGCCTCAAAGTCGGTCGGCGACTCGTTGCCGTAGCGCACCACGTCGAAACGCTCCTCGAAGGTCGAACACCCTCCGGTGGCTTCAATCGGTCGGCCTTGGTTATTCGTGGCACGCGCCGTCACCCGAAAGCCGAAGTGTCCCTCGCCCAAGTCGTCACGCTGGGACTCTTTGATCGTCACGGACACGCCCCAAAACGTCTGAAGCTTCTTGACGGCGCTTTTCTTCTTGAACTTCTTGAGGGTTTTGGTGCGCGTTTTGGGGTCCCATTGCGGGAATTCTTGGTAGTCCTCATCGCTCAGGACGGCTTTGCACACCTCAAGGTATCGCGTCATGGCCTCGCGCGCTTCATCCGGCGAGACGACGGGTAACACCCCGCTGCCGTGCGGCTCGATAACGGCCAGGGGAGCCGGCTTCTCATCGACCTCGGCGAAGTGCGCGTCCACGACGTGCCCCTCCTCGGCCTTGAGGCGAGCTGCTTGCTCTTGCTCCATGCGTACCAATGTTTTCCTCCACGCGACATCTTCCCACGTCGGGTCGGGAGCGGCGTTGCACGCGTCGATCTGCGCGCGAATTCGCTGCGTGACCTCTTCGCAACTCTCGCTCATGTCGTCTCTCCTTTCGGGGAAGAAAGGCGGTCAAGGGACCGCTGCCTGCCCTGCATGTAGTTCATGCCGGACTGGAACGCGTTGGCAAGAAGAGGCTCCATGCCCGCGACCAGCTTGCGTTCGAAGTCATCCTCGCGGTTGGAAGCGGCGGCTTGAATGACCACGCGGGCGTAGTCCTTGGCTTCGGGAGAGAGCCTCATCGGGGCATCCGCTCCAGGGCGGCGGCGATGCGCTTGAGGGCGTCGGCGATACGCCCGAGATCGCCTGCGCCCTGTCCCAGCGCCCATACCGCGAAGATCACCATGCCGATAACCGCGCCGTTGACGAACGGCGAGAGTCTCATGCCGCACCGTTCGGTTCGTCGCAATAGTGCCACTCCATGACCTCTTCGCGTTCGACCGTCATGTCGTGCGCGGAGAATCCCTTGAGATACTCGTTCACGAACACCCCGCAGAGAAAGGCGGGAGGATCAGGGACCCCGTCGTCCAGGGGAATCCGTATCGTGAACACCGTCTCCATGATCGCCTGCACACGGACGACGCGGGGCTCTCCCGCATGCTCCGGGACACTCATGCCGCACCGTTCGAAAGCACGTGTGAAGGGCAGGAAAGCAAGGGGCAATAGGCCTTTTGGACCTTGCCGTTGCGAACGGAGCCGCATGCCCACGACGTATTGTCCTCGCGCATCGTCCAGGCGTGCGGAGCGGCGACCGGGCCTTGCGCATCGGTCGGATCGGTGGCGTACAACGAGCCCCGCAGCGCGTTCTCGACCTGCTCGCGCATCGACTGCCAGGGCACCTGATCGTAGCGATAGGCCTTCCCGCCCAGGTCCAACTCCCACAAGCCTGCTCCGACCGCATCGAGCGGTTCGGCCAACGCAACCGCCCAGGCGTACGAGGCGACTTGCAGCATGTGGCTCTCCTTGGGGGGATACTTGGGAGCCCAGCCCTTGCTGTAGCTATAGCCCCAGACCGTGCTCTTCACGTCGATCACGGCGATCTCGTTGCCCTGGGTCGCCAGCGCGTCGATGTGCCCGATCGCGACCCCCTTGTGCGTCCTCGCGTACTCAATCGCGGCCCCGTGCCCGTCGTCCATCGTGAACAGCTTGCCCTGCATGCCTTCGTCGGTCATGACCAAGGCGCAGGGGACGTTGCGCTCAAGGCTCGCGTCCTCAGGCAATCCGAGCATGAAGGCGTGCAGCACGAGGTCCTCGGCCTTGAAGCCCAACTGCATCGCAACGATCCCTTCGCTTGGGGGCAGGGCAAGGGCAAGGTCGGGATAGGGATGCGCCCAGGTCCCCGTCACCACGTCCCAGCGCAGCGCGGCGGAGGCGTAGCGACGACGAGCCCAGCCGAGCCTATCACACAGGCCCGCCATGTCCCCGCCGATATGCACGAACTCTTCGTCGTGACGCGTTCCTCGGGCGTGCAGGCGGGCAAGCCCCGCGTCGTAGGCGGCGGACAAGTCGATCATGACGCTTTCTTTCCGGCGAACGGCTGACGGCCGGGCCCCGTTAGCCCGTCCGTCCGCTCCGGCACAAAGGCGACGCGAAGCAAGTGGGGGTAGACGGCAAGCAACAAGGCAAACTCCCGCAAGGACGGCGGACGTTCCGCTCGTTCGAACTGCGCAATTTGCCCCTGGGTTAGGCCCGACGTGGCGGCAAGCTGCCGTTGGCTGGTGTCGGACGCTTCCCGCGCCGCGAACAAGGCCTGCCCGATACGGGAGGCCATGTCGTCATGCGGACGCAGGGGGATGGTTGCCACGTCCACAGTATAGGTGCTATCCTCTTGCTATGTCAATCAATTGGGACGCAGTCACGGCGGCCGAGCAGGCCGCGATCGAGGCGAGCCGCGCCTGCCCGACCTGCCGCTGGGGGCGTATCGGGAACGACGACATCCAATGCCAATCCTGCCTGGCCGAGGGAGCGCGTCTGGACCCCAATCAAAAGTATGAGGAGCATCAGTGACGCAGCGGGTCTGCAAGCACTGCGGGCTGTCCTGGGTCGAAGCGGCCCTGCGCCCGTGCCTCAAAGCCCCGCAGCACGAGTTCACCAAAGGCCCCGCCGCATGAGTGAGATGTCCTCGCTTCACGCGGAGATTCTCGATCAGATCGACGCCTGCGGCAGCGAGGACGCCCTCATCGCGTTACGCACCAAACTGCTCCTCCGACACGTCTACTCCCACGCGATCGCGGCCTACTGGCTGGACCGCTTGACCTTCCTCCGCGAGGAAGAAGCGGCTCCCTAGCACTGCAAGGGGCATCCGCTAGGATCGCGCTATTCTTGTTGCTATCACCCTGTCTGTGAAAGGACACGTCATCCCATGGCAAAAGCCAAACTCGTCGAATCCTCGAATCTTCCGACCCTTCGCGCTGTTCCCGTGAGCAACGGGCAGGCCCATGCCGAGGTCGTCCTCGTCACTCCCGCGATGGCGTCGGCGCTGCTTGCAAAGAATCCAAAGAACCGGAATATCAAAGCCTGGCGGGTGAAAGCGTTCACCGAAACGATGCAGCGGGGCGAGTGGCAACTCAACAATGACGCGATCGGGCTTAACGCCATGGGGGAGTTACTCAACGGGCAGCACCGGCTCACGGCCGTGGTTACCTCGGGGTTAGCCCAATCGTTCCTCATCGCCTACGGCCTCACCGACGAGTCGCAGCTAACCATGGACATCGGGCAGCGTCGTAACTACGCCGACCACCTCGTCATGCAAGGCCTCGTCAAGCACGCCGGCAACGTCACCGTGGGGTTACGGGTTCTCCACTACTACCTCCGCACGTACGCCCGAGGAGGGACGAACGGCGACTTTATGAGCGGGTACGGCAACAACACCGCCAAGCCGAGCTTTCAGCAGCTCGACACCCTGTTAGCGCAGGTCTGGAGCCCGCTGCAAGAGGGGGTTTCTGCGGCGTCCAAGGCGATTCTGCGGTCCAAGTCTGCGCCTGCGCTGCACGGCGGGGTCGGGGCGCACGGCGTCGGGATATTCCTGGCGCGTGAAGGGTTCGCCGACCGCAATCGCGACCCGCAGGACTTCGAACGGGGCCTGTTTACCGGGGCGGAGTTGAGCGAGGGCGACCCCCGCTTGCTGCTTCGCGCGTACACCCGGCTAACGAACGGTCGGGGACAATCCGGCTACGAGGTGCTTGCGTATCTGCACACGGTGAACACGTGGTTTGAGCAAGGCAAACGTCAAGCGCTGCGCATCCAAGATCGCGGCCCGCTCACGCTGCCCTTCGGCCGGCTGCCCTCGGTGCTGCGGGAGTACGTCGCCAAGGAGCTTGCCTAATGCCCTGCGGCGGGATATTCCCGGTCACGGTGCGGGAAGAGTACATCGGCGACCTCGACGCACGATGCTGGCAATGCTCTCACATGATGGCAGCCGACATCCCCGCCTCGTTCTGCGAGGAGTGGGACACGTTTCTCCACGACCGCTGTATCGACGCATTCTTGCTCACCGAGGAGGGGCGCATCGTGATCGACCACGGGCATGAGATCGTGCGGCGCGCTGAGGTTCCACCGACAGTGAACGAGCGCGAATACCGAGGTGCCACCGAAGTGCGGGGGGAAGCGTGAGGCATGACGACACTCGACGTGCGTTCACTGCTTCTCGACCTGTGGGACACGGTGGAACACGCAGGCGGGAAGCCCAGCGTGCGCATGATCTTCGCCTTAGCACGACGGGCAGGGGCGAAATTCGACGACAAGGCGGCCAAGGCAATCTTATCGTCTCGCAACGGGGCGACCCCGTGATCGGCAACGCCGGGTACGAGGCCGTGCATGCGCTCGCCGTCGACGCGGGCGCCTGGATTTTGGGGGCGGTCGGCGTGCTCGCGCTGGTGTTGGTTGCGACGGCCGCGCATAGCGTGTGGCGGAGTTGGCGGCCATGAACGACGTGATGACCGTGTGCTGGAGCCTGTTCGCGATTTTGAGCCTGGCGGAGCTGCTGGTGATGGGTGTCGCCGTCATCCGGTGGATGTGGCGGCAGTGAGCGACGCGACGCTGCATTCCGTCGCCAACGTCTGCCTCGCCGCGTTCTTTGGGGGGCTGACGGCGGTCGTCCTGTCCCTGGCGTTCGTCGCCGTGTTCGGCCTGTGGCGGCGATGAACGACCCCGCCTGGGACGCGCTGCAAGCCTACGCTCGGGCTCGCGTGCAAACGGCATTCATCCAAGCCGACGTGCTCCCGTCCCACACGCAAGCGCAGATCGCTCGGGACGCGGCCGACGCGATCTTGGCCGAGGCCAAGGTGTACTTCTTCGCCCGCCTCAAGGACATGACCGCAAACAGGCAGGGCTAACCCGGGAAGAGGGAGCGAGTAACTTCGACTTCCGGCGCTAACCCGAAATTAGGCCCGCTTGCGCTGCCAGGAATCAGACGGACGACGCTGCGAAAAACGACAGGCGTCTCCCGCAATCGGAAGCTAGCCGAGTACGGTTAGCGGGTAGCAACGCCGTGCATCCGTGGCGTGACGCGAAACGGGCTGGTGGAAGGCGTTAAACGCCCCGCTTCAGGCCCCGGAAACGGGGTCTTTTGCTTTCCCCGCCCGAGCCCCGCATTTGCTCCAGGAGGCGCGCAAGGCTCGCGGACGCCCTAACACTCGGGGCTTACGTGCCCGGCCTCCTGGGAAGCCCCAGCGGGGCCTTCATGTCGTTGTAGAGATGGAGCAAGTGCTGGGGCATGGGCGGCTGGTCTTCCCCTCGCGACCAGGCGAGGCAGATGTCGAGCACCTCGCGTTCCCCCTCGGTTGGTTCTCTCAAAACCGCCGTCGTTTTTATATTTACGTTCTCTGTTATAGAAGAAACTCGGTTATAGCGTCCCGTGACGGAATCAGCGCTGCGTCCCGTTGTGCTCAAAAGCGCGTCCGGTACTGCGTCCCGGGTGCGTCCCGCGTGCGTCCGCCCTTGATCTATAAGGCTTTCCAGCGCAGTCAATCGTCGCAGATATGCGCGAATAATCTCAGATCGAAGCCCGTTATCCACAGCCTGAAACACGCGTGCGACCGCTCGGTAGCTCGCCTTCTTTTGTCGATTGCGCAGGAAATAGACCGCTGCTCGAACGCCCTTGTAGTCTCGCATCTCATCGACGGAAAGCGGTTGCGACGGGTCGGCTAGGCGCTTGCCCTGGCCGGCTTGCCGAGAGTTCGAGGTCGTAGGGGTCCCACCAGGGACCGTGGTATCTTTCACGCAGTCCTTCTTTTCGTAAACGGGGGAGAGGGGTAGCAGGCGGCTCCTTCAATCGAGTTTGAGCCGTCGGCGCGCACATCGTCCTTGCCTGGGCGAACAACGGGAGCGAGCTTTTCCACTCGCTCCCTTTTTGTGTGCGCCGAAGGAGGAGGCGCCCGGGGATATGCGGTACGATACGCACGTCGGCCTCCGCCTAATCCCCGGAGGACGGCTTCAGAGTGAGTAAGAGGGAACCGAGAGCCGGGGCGAATAGAGACGCCCCGGTTCTTAGCTTGCCTGCCCCGCCATCGCGTGCGAGTCCGTAACGTACTGCTCATAGGTTGCCAACACCGCCGAGCCGTAGTAGGACCCCTGTTCGAAGGTGGTTACGAAGTCAGGATTCTGCCCGGCATACACCGCATTCGTAACCGTCGAGAATCCAGCGTTAAATGAGCAAGCAACAAAAAACGCGAGTTGCCCGTTGCCGAACTTTGACGTCGTCTGCGGGCAGAGCGCAACCAGCGTGGCGCAGTTAATTAGCGCGGGTTTGAGGAACGCACGGGCCGCGATGAAGAGGTTACTACTCGGGTCCAGGAGGTCCCAGTACTGGCCCTGGAACTTGTACTGCGGCTTGTCTAGCGTTAACCACAGAACATTTGCGGTAATCTGCGCCACGCCTGCGCCGGCTCCGGGACCCGGGGGCACCCCCTCCTCGATGATGTTCCTCCCTCCCGACTCGCGCTGCACGATCGCGGCCAGCAAGCACGGCGGGATGCTCGCGGCTTTGGCCTGCGCGTTGAGAAGCGGGGCCAGCGTCCCCATGTCGGAGTCGGGCTGCGTAGGACGATAATCCGCATAATCCATGAAGCTACTATCTCGCTCCCTATCTTGGGATGCCCTTCACTTCCCCAGCAGCCGCGCGATGACGTCCGCCAGCACGGCCCCGGCCACGGTGAAGCTCAGGCTGCGCGAGGAGGCTCGCACCTCGTCCCGCAGCGCGTCCAGGCGGACGACGAGGTCCCGCAAGGCTTGCTCCAGGACGGCGATGCTCGACCGCGCTTGGGCATCGACGGCGGGAACGGGGGCAGGGTCGGGGGAGATCACGGCAGCCCCATGCCCTGGCCGATTTTCGTGAAGAGGCGGTAGAAGTCGTCGGCCAGCTTCTTGTCCCCGATTTGCTTTGCCTTATGCTGCGCGGCAAGAAGCCGCTGCCGCAGGTCGTCGATCATCTTCTGCTGCACCACCCCCGGCCGCCCGTAGGTGACCCCGCCTGCCACACCAAACAGCGGCGACGGGTCGCCCTTTGCAAGCGCGGGGAGGTTGCGCAGCATCGGCGGCACGAGCCGCTCCCCAACGCTTGCCCCGATCTGCTTGGCCTGCACGTCGCCCGGCGCCGCCTTGTCGAAGAGCGTGTGGATGTTCAGCCCGCCGGGGGTCTTCGGCGAACCGTAGGTCGTAGCGGCCGCGTCGATCGCCAGGCTGGTCGGAAGGTTCGCGTGGCTTGCCGCCATGTTCATGACTGCCGTGAGGTTGCCGCCTATGCCCTGGTTGTTGGGACGAGCCATATCGAGCACGTCTTCGAGGTTGCGTTGGGGGAAGGGCAAGGACAGATAGTGCGGCTGCCCCCCCCAGGTGCCCAGGTACGGCACGGTCGACTTGGTGGCGGCGTTGGGGTCGCCCATCCCCTGGTTCCATGCCTGTATCCCGCGCACGGGCTTGGTGATCCAGGACGGGTTCTTGACGGCGGTCTGCGTGACGAAGGGGATGATCGTCTTCATCCAGTTGTAGAAATAGAAGCCTTTGCTCAGGGTGTCCTCAAGGCTGCCCCGTACTTGGTTGATGTTCGCATAGTCGCCGAAGGTCTTGCGCATCTGGAGGCCCGCGTGCATGGCGGCCTCTTTGAGCGACATGCCCTGAGCTTGCATCTCGGTCACCTTTTGGTGAAAGAGCGCATTGGTAAAACGCCGTTCCATCGTTTCGAAGACCAGCCGCTGATTGGCGTTCCAGCCTTTGGTCATCGCTCGGTCGAGCCGCTCGATCGGGTTGCCGCCGCTGCTCGTCAGGAGCCGAGCCGGATCGCCGCCCAGAACCGAATGCATACCCAGGTGCGCGTGCGCGCCGTTGGCTTCCGCCAGCTTGTCGACGGTCCCGGCCTCATCGAAGCCTTTGCCGGTCGCCACATAGGCAAGCTTTGCCGGGTCCCCCTTGGCTCCCAGATAGTTGCCCAAGAGGTTCCAGGCGACGTGAACGACCGGGTTGATGACGATGCCGATACGCTGGAGCTTATTGAGCATGCCGAAGAACGCGGCGACGCCTCCGGCCTCTTCTTGGCTGGCCCCGGCCTCAACCATGAGCTTGATCGCTTCGGGGTGGAACGTGCGCTGGGCGGCCGAGGGCGAGGAACCGAGGAGCTTGACGACTTCGTCGGCGGGAACGTGCCCGGGCGGGGTGATCGGGCGCATCCCCTTGGTTGCTTTGGCGAACTGCTCCTCGGCCTGCGGTCCCCAATCCGCGAAGTCTTCGATCTTCAAGTGTTTGGGCATGAGGGCTTGTGCGTTGCCGGACGGGCGTTCGTACTCGATACGGGCGGCGAGGGACTTGGGGAGGCTTTGGATGCCCTCTTCGATCGCGACGTTGCGCCCGCGCCGCGCGAAGTGGCTCCCGAGCGCTTGCGCCAGGTCGAAGTCGGGCTTGAGGAGCGGCGTCTCCCCCTTGGTGACGCGCTGGGCTTCGGCCGCACGTATCTCATCCAAGTCGGCGTACACCTTGCTCGGGGCATGCGGTGCAGCAGTCCCTAGCCCGGTGCGCAGACCGCCGACGCCGGGAGTCGACGGCCGCATCGCGTCGATGAATTGCTGGACCTCGTCCGTTGCGTCGGGATTGCGGTATTGCCCCGACATGGGGATGAACGTCTTGGGGTTGAACCTGCTGCCCGGCGGGAGCAAGTTCGGATGCGCGGCGATTTGCGAGGCGTCCTGACTCTCAAGCGCCGCACGGACATCTTCCCCGCGCTGCGTGAGCGCGTTGTCTCGCGCCAGCTCGGCCTTGTTCATGATCGCGCGCTTGGCGGTCGCGGTGCGAGAGGCCAGCGTGCTCTGCAAGCGCTCGTTCACGGCGCGGCTGATCGCTGCGCCGAAGTGCGCGCGGTTGGGATCGCGAGCGGCGTCGTTGACGATCTGCTCCGCTTCATCCATGGTGTACCCCGCGCCGCTCAGATAGCCAAGAGCCGTGTCTTCGTTGGGATTCGCGTTGGGAAGCTTGAAGCGCCGTGGGATGCGCGGCAGCTTGATCGGGATGTTCGCATTGACGACGTGCTCGGGACGAAGCCCCTGGGAGCGACGGCCGACCTCCCACTTCTCCTCGCGACTCAGCGCCGTGCCTGCCTCCGGGGTGAGCAGGTCGATCCCTCTCTGCGTGCCCTTGGTCGACGCGTCGGCCGCTGCGCCGATGAGGTTGCGCATGGCGGTCTCGCCCTCAACCCCGCCCGCCTTATGGACGCCGTAGAAGCGGTTGAACTCCGGGCCGACCTTGTCGGCGACTGCCGTCGCGGCCTTGGCGACCCCGGGAATCTTGCCTGCAAGCTTGGCCGCCCCGACGACTCCCTTGCCCGCCAGCCCTGCGGCAGCGGGGAGCAACACGTTGGACGGGTTGAGCCCCTCCGAGGCGATTGCCCCGAGGGCACGGACGGCCGGATACTTAAGCGCTGCCCCGGAGAACGGGTCATGAGGGGCTTTGCGTTCCAGGGCCGCCTGTGAGGTCGGGAAGTACTCTTCCCCGAGCGCCTTGGGGCCTTTGCTCTTGAGTATGCCCCATGCGCGACTCACGTCGCTGCCCGTTTTCTTCCAGTCCTGCGCAGACCACGGCACGCCGGGGGACTCCAAGAACGCCGACCCCAAGTTGAGCGGCACATCGAGCGCGTCGGAGAACGCCTCTAAGGCAGAGGTCCCTTGCTTGCCGGGAAGATGATACTGCGGCAACTCGGGCGGAGCCGCCGGCGGGCTTCCGGCTTGCGGCGTCGGGGCGAGTGAAGCGGAGGCCTTCTTGTTGACGCCCCAGGGATCGGGGTCGTAGGCGGGCGCGCCCTTGGCGTTCACCCCCCAGGGGTCGCTACTGTCCGCCACTGAAGACCGTTAGCATCTGCTGCGCGTCGGCCGGCGTGATCCCCGGCAAGGTCGTCTTCCCGGCCAAGTAGTCCTTGAGATGGGCAGCCGCACCGGCTCCTCCGTAGTGCAAGACTCCAACCTGTAGGCTATTGACCTGATTGGGGGTCAACGCAAGCAGATGGATGTTGTTCTGCAACGCCGCCCACTGCTTGACGTATTCAGGGTTCATCCCGGCCGTCTTCGCCTTGAGCGCCGCCGCTTTGACGGCATCCTCGTGCTTGAGACGATCCTGGTTCTCGCCGTGCGTGAAGGCGTGTGACGCTGCGGCAGCCGTATCGGCATGCCCGAAGCCCCGGAGTTGGCGCTCGTTATCGGCTGCGATCGTGTTCGCGCTACGGGTGTCCCCGGCCGCAATCTCTTTGTCGGTACGTTGCCCGGCAGCCTCGCGGTTGAGCTTTTCGTTCCCCGCCGTCGCGGCTATCGCGATCTTTTGGTGACGGTCGGCTTCCTCGCGCGCCTGCTGCTGCGTGTACTGCGTTTGCAACTCGGAGATGCGATCTTGCGTGAGCTTGGCGCCCTCGGTGTTGTGCGAGACAAGCTCGGCTTGGAGGCGATTCTGCAAGTATCGAATCTGAATCGGCGCCGGAAGCTT